TCAAGGAGCAACTGGTTCTCAAGGAGCAACTGGTTCTCAAGGAGCAACTGGTTCTCAAGGAGCAACTGGTTCTCAAGGAGCAACTGGTTCTCAAGGAGCAACTGGTTCTCAAGGAGCAACTGGACCAGTTACAAATATAATTGGTGAAATAAAAATGTATGGAGGAACTGGAATTGATCCTCCACTAGGATTTTTCTGGTGTGATGGGACTGCTAAAGATAAAATATTATATGCTGATTTATATTTTATTATTGGAGATTTATATGGCCCGTCTGGAGATCCTACTAAATTTTTAGTTCCAAATTTACAACAAAAATTTCCAATTGGTGCCCGAAATACGATAGATATGGATATAATTTATAATGGTGTAACTGGTTCTCAAGGAGGAAATAAAACTATGACAGAAAATCAATTAGCTCATCATAATCATTCATGGAGTGGATCTTTCGGAACGAATGAGACTGGTAATTTGACTGGACTTGATTATGGAAATGGAAATATATCAACTCAACCTAGTGGAGTTACATGCACTAGACCATCTAATGCAGGAGGTAATTATTTTGTAAATGGAACAGTTGGATACACGCCATCAACTCAAGAAGATATTTTACCACCATTCACAGTTGTAAATTTTATTATTTGTTATCAGTAAGAATCCATCCAGTAATAATAAATTTATCATTTGAAATTGGCATACAACCTTTATGAGGAAAAGTCCAAGAAGCTGGGAAAATTACACATTTACCTATTTTGGGTTTAACCATAATTCTTCCAAATAAAAAATCAGTTTCTCCTCCCACCTCAACATCATTTAAATAAAATAAATATGTTAAAACTCTATAATTTCCCTTTTCTACTGCAAAATCATGATGATCTACATAAAAGCCTTCATTTTTTTTATATCTTTGTATTTGAAACCCTGTGTCTTTTAAATTTTTATAAGGTAATTGAAATGCTTTATATTTTTCACGATATTGACTTAAACATTTATTTAACGCTTCAAATAATATTTTATCATATTTTATCCAATCATCATCATTACGCTTAAGTTTTAAATGAAAATCTGTGGTATTTTTTATTGATTTATTTAATCCTGAAAACGTAACACCATCATATGTATTTTTTTCAGACAAAAATTTTTGTATTATTTTATCACATATTTCTTCATTCAAAACATTTTCATATTCTTCTAAATACTCAATCATGATACTGTATTTTACTTTATATATATTTTTTAATTCATTTTTATAATGCAGTTTATTAACTGGAAAAAAATTTTATAATAAAATTGAATAATATATTTAAATTTTAATTTTAAGAAAAATAACTATTTAATAAAATGTCAAATACTGTTTTATATACAAGAAATAGTGTAGATAGAGATGCTCAAATTAAATTTTACGCAAGAGGTCATAAATATGAAATTTTATCTGACAAAGGTTCCAAATATACTTCAGTAACAACTTGGAATCATAGTCAATTTCCAAAATTTGATGCAGATGCAGTAATAAATAATATTTTTAAGAGTAAATCATGGGGTCCAGGTCATAAATATTGGGGTCAAACAGCCGAACAAATTAAATTAAGTTGGAAATCAAATGGAGAACAAGTGGCAGGAGCAGGGACTAATTTGCATGAAAGAATAGAATATTTTATGAACAATGATAATTTAAAAAATGATTATACATTTAAAGAATTATACGAAAATTATTTATTAAATAATAAGATTGAAAAAGATGAATGTAAAGAATGGAATTATTTCTTGCAATTTGTAAAAGATAATCCAGATTTGATGCCATATCGCACAGAATGGATGATTTTTCATGAAGAATTAAAATTAGCAGGATCAATAGATATGATTTTCAAAAATAAAGACGGATCATTATCAATTTATGATTGGAAGAGAAGTAAAGAAATTACAAAAATAAATAATTGGAATCAATTTGCTTTAAATCCTTTAATATGTCATATGCCGGACTCAAATTTTTGGCATTATTCTTTACAATTAAATACGTATAAAAAAATACTAGAAGAAAAATATGATAAAAAAATAAAAGATCTATATCTTGTAAGATTACATCCGGATATAATTGAAGAAACGTATGAATTATTAGAGGTTCCATCATTAGAAAAAGAAATGAATGAACTTTTTGAGGAGAGAAGAAAAGAGATTTCTTTTTAAAAAGAACTTAAAAATATAATTATTCTATTATATAATTATATTTAATGTCTTATCAATTTACAATTATTTTAAATTTATTAATATCATTAGGATCAATTGTTTCAATTTACGCATATATAAAAAATGTAAATTTTTTTAATGAGTATTTATTTTTTTTATATAATATTATTAAAGAAAATAATCCCTTATTACCAGATAAATCTGATTATTATAATGTAAATTTATTGCTAGATTCAGAAGATAAAGTAGAGATTATAAAAAAGCCAATTCAATTATATGAAAATAAATATTTGGAAAAATTTAAACAAATCGTTAATGAATTTAAATTTAATTCAGATGAGCTTGAATTAGAACAACAAGAATTTGATAGACTGAAATTGGTAACAAAAAATAATTATTTATTAAAGAAATCTGAAATTTTAGAAAAATTATCAAAAATTAAAGAAATAAATGATAAGGGTTTTATTGATAATAGTTCCAATTTTAAAAATGATAATTTTAATGAATTTGGAAAAACAGAATTAATATTATATTTTGATTTAGATTATGATGAAGAAGATGAAATTAATTATGAAGAAATATATTTAGATGTTCTAATAGAAAAAGTCAAATTAGAAGAAGAGTTGATAAAATTAGATGAATCATTAGTTTCTGAAGATGAATTGAAAGTTAAAGCAAATGAATTTATAATAAAAATAAAATTAGATTCTTTTATAAATAATTATGTATTAGAACATACTCCACTTGGAAATGTTTATATGAGATACAATAATGATAAAAAAACTTTTGAATATTTTAGTAATAATACTATTCCTTATAGATATTTAGAACCAATAGGAAGAAAATATGTTATAACTTATAACTGTAAACCAATTTTTATTGATATAGAAGAAGAATTAAAAAGAGCAGAAGAAAAAATGGAGGAAGATTTAAAAAAGAATATAAATAAACCAATTAAAATAGAAAAATTTAAAAATTACAATAAGGATGTTAGGTTGCCTTCAAAAAATAGAAGTTCATCAGAATTTGCAATACCAGCTCATATGAGAGCAAATGTATTAAATGTTAAATCAGATAATGAAAAAAAAATATTAAAAGAAAATGCAAATAGATATACTTGGGAAGGTCGTTTAAATAGTTTTTCTCCTTTGAAAAAAATTGATAAAAAGATAGTAAATAAAAATTTGAATCTTACATTTGCTGAATTTAAGAAAAGCTATATAAATAAAAAATAGTTATATTATAACAATGGTAAATAAATCAAGAAAAACTATAAAAAAAAATAAAAAAAGGCTTTCAAAAAAAAGATTTTATGGTGGAGTTTCAAATTTAAATAATAATCCAGTTACAAATTCTATTACTAAGTTAAATAATAATTTAAATGACAGTTTGAATAACAATCCGGTTACAAATTCTATGACCAAGTTAAATAATAATTTAAATGATAGTTTGAATAACAATCCGGTTACAAATTCTATGGCTAAATTAAATGATAGTTTAAATAACAGTTTGAATAACAATCCGATTACAAATTCTATGGCTAAATTAAATGATAGTTTAAATAACAGTTTGAATAATAATCCGGTTACAAATTCTATGGCTAAATTAAATGATAGTTTAAATGAAATATCAAATACAAATAATAAACAAAATGCTTTTTCGCAATTTTTGAGTGTTGGAACCCAATTAGCAAATAAAGTAATGGATTCAGGAATTAGTAATTTAGGATATTATACAGGCACTAATCCCAATATGAACTTTGAAGATTCATTAAATATATTAAAAAATAAATCAAAAAATATAGTTAATGTAATAAATAATTCGGATCTTGGTAATCAATTAAGTTCACAATTATCAGAAGCAACTAACAAAGTTCTTTCGCCTGCTTTAAATAAAGGATCTGATATTATAAATGATTTTGCAAAAAAAGAAGAAAAAGCAATTCTAGGTTTGGGAGCAAATTTAGCTGAAGATGTAGCATATCCAATTGTTGCTCCAGTTAGAACTGCGCTAAGTGGTCTTCAAGTTGTTGATAATTCTTTAGAAGCAGCAGCAGAGGCTACAGGAGTTTTAAAAGAACAGGTGGAATCATTAAATGAAGCGAAGGAAAAAATTAGTGAAACAATTGAAAAAATACAGGATGCAGCTTCAAATACTTTAAATAATGCCACTGAAGCAATAGAAAATAATTTACCAAGTCCAAATTTACCAAGTCCAAATTTACCAAGTCCAAATTTACCAAGTCCAAATTTACCAAGTCCAAATTTACCAAGTTCAAATTTACCAAGTCCAAATTTACCAAGTGCAAATTTATCAAGTGCAAATTTATCAAGTCCAAATTTACCAAGTCCAAATTTAACCGGAGATAATATAAAAAAATTAGGAAAAGAAGGTCAATTAATAGGAGGAAGGATAAAAAAATCATTAATGGATTTTGAATCATATAATCATAAGAAAACTAAGAAAATGAGAAGAAGAAGAAGAAATTAAGGGTTAATTTGAAAAATTATTTTTTTGCCAATTGATAAATCCATTACTTTTTATAATGTTAAATGAAGTTCCAAGGTGATTTTTTCCAATAATATATGCTTTTTTTTCTATTAAATCTAATTGGTTTAAATATTTTATAATAGACTGTTTTTTTAAATTATCATAAGTATCAAAATTATTTGGTAAAATTGATAAAAGGTCAGAATCCATATTTATAATTATATTATAATCAAAAATATTTAAATATAATTAAAATCAATTTTTAATTTTAATTTTATCTAATATAAACGATGTTCGGTTTTTCATTTCCAAAATAAGTTACAGTAAATACATTTTTTCTATCAGTTAATTTAATTTCGCTTTGATTTAACATATTAGTAATTTGAGTATCTATTTGATACCCATTGGATTCCAAGAATGTTATTAAATAAGGAATTTCATTTGGAGTCATTAAATCTAAACCATATTTAGAAGTTAAAAAGGGATCTAATAATGTGTTATAAATTGCTAAACCACATCCCATAAAATTGTTATATTGTTGATTGCGAGATAAACGAGGTAATCTTAAAAGTCTAACATGACGTCTTAAAGGTCCTGGAGGTTCAATGTTAACCATTAATATATTTTTATATCGTTGACAAAAATTGTCATAATAAGTGTGATAAGTAATAGTAAATGTTCTAATTCCATTCATAATAATATAAATTATAAATTATAAATTATAAATTAATAAATAAAAAAATTGAAATGATAATAAGTAATTAATTATTTTATAAAAAAGGTTCTATAAAAATGAATATTGATTCAATAATAAACTCATCTAAAAAGGAGAACGATTTACATGAAATTCGTAAAGATAATGAATTGCAAGTAAATTCAATATATAGATTTAAATTTACAGATTTATTTATGAAGGATTTGTATAATTTTTCTAAAATTCATCAATATGATGAAAGAAACGATTTTAAAGAAGCTTGGAAAATTTGGTTAGAAGAAAATGATGAAGCAGTAGATAAAGAATTAGAAAGATTATTAAGATTGGGTTATCATGGTGATGTTTTAAATAAAATGTTTAAAAGTGCTAGATATTATTTTAGAAAGAAAACAACGGACAAAAAGGAGCCAAAAGAACGCAGACAATATTCTAGTCTAAACAAAGAATTATTAAATGAAATGGACAAACATATTGAGGAAAATAAGTGTAAAGAAAATTATGCTCCTAAAAACGGATTTATAGATTTTTGTTTAAAAAATGAATTAATATTGAAAGAAGGTATCTCAAGAATGTTTGAGCAGGGTATAAAGGATAAGGAACTAATACAAAATAAAATAAAAAAGACATATAAGAATAGATATTTTATGATAACTAACAAATAATAAAGGATGTGTAATTTTAACTTTTTTTTTGTTATATTTTATTATATTTTTTTAATATATAAAATGCCCACCTTTTCATTTAGAGTTAGACAAGGGAACAAACCATGGGTTAATGATGGTAAATATCCATCTAGGGTTCAGCAAATAAATTTAGCATATACAGGGGTTAATAGATTTAGTAAAAGAAGCATTAATGCTAAAACAACCAATTCTGGTAAAAGTTTACAATAAAATCAATTAGAATCATTAATTATTACTTCTGCTACAGCTACATCTACTACACCTTGTTGTGCTACTTCTCCACCAATATGGTATTTAGATACTACTTGTAATTGTCCTACTCCCATTATCGACGAGTGGGGATGTGCTGTACAAAGCTATAAAATAAATTACACACCAGGTAATGACCATTATACTATAACTGTTTATTATACTAGATGTAATCCTGAACAAGGTAATTATACCGGATCCGCAACAAGTCAAAAGTATAAAAGTAATGGTCAATATCAAATACAATCAAATTGCATCATCAATCAAAACATTGCTTGTTCTGCGGGTAATGGTACGAATTCGTGTCCCGCATCCAATTGTAGTAATATAACTAATTTGGTGACTTACTAACGACTATATCATAGTAGCCGTTAGTAGACCGCAATTGGCAATGAGTACAACACATCATAAAATAGATTATTTTTTATATTTTATTTATAAATTAAAAAGTTAAAAATAAAATTACCAGTAAAAAATAAACAATTTTATTATATTTTTTGTTTATTTATAAAAACGAGTAAAAATTAGATTTTTTTATTAGTAGTAAAAAATAAACAAATGAAAAGAACTGAATTAGAAAGCTGTGTATATTATCATTTAAAAGATAATAATAAACCAAATCCTAGAAAAAAGAAAATAATAAATAAAATTGTAACTTTGGACTCCTTTGTAAAAAATGAACTAACAAATATAGAAAAAATAAAAACAATTCCACATTACAAAAAATATTATTATGTTTGTGAAAATAGCTCTGAATTATTGTTAACAGAATTAGATGAAAATGTAAATTATTTAAAGACTAGTAAAAATACAAGTGTAGACAATTCAATACTTTTAAAGTATGAAGACAATGAATTAATATATTTAAAAAAGTATTTAAAGACTTGCTCTTTAAGTAGTCCGAAAATATATATAATTAATTTAATAAATATTTATGAAAAATTGTTGATTACTATAAACCAATTATTAAATGAAAGAATAGTCCATAATTTCATAAATATGGATTCAATTTATATCTTTGAAGAAGAAGCTATACTAACAAATTTTGCATTTTCAATAGATATATCTAATTCAAATATGAATGAATATATAAAACATTTTTTTTTAAAATACGACCCAGAATTTATAGAATGGCCACCGGAATTTCATATTTTATCATATTTAATAACTAACAAATTGAATAGTTTATCAATTAATAATATTGAGAATATAATTGATAATTTAATTGAAAACCAAACTATTTTAAAAACTTTTGGAGATGATTTTGTTAGTATGTATAAAAAAGATTCCTTGAATTATTTTCAAAAATATATTAATCAAAGTTTTGAATATATTTTAAATGATATTTTGCAATTTTACGGAACTTGGGATAATTATGCGTTAAGTATAATGTTTCTTCGTATAATTATAAACATAAATTCAAAGAATAAATTTATAATACTTTTTTTAAATTTGTTAGTTAGTAACATTCATTTAAACCCATTAAAAAGACAGACTATTTCTTTTACAATTAAAAATTTCAATAATTTATTAGATAGTTTAGAACCTAAAGTTTGGAATGATTTACTAAATAATCTAATGACGTCTAGAAGCTCTTGATCGTCCTCTTCCTCTTCTTGATTTTCTAGATTTACTCTTATTTCTTTTCATAGTTTTTCTTCTTCTTCTTTTACCACCATAACTTGAAGAATTCATATTGTCACCGACAACACCTAACATATTGTCTTCATCAGGAGTTTCCGCATCTTCATCCATTATAGGCATATCTTGGTCATCATCACTATCAGAAGATTCATCATCAGGAGAAGAACCACCCATCATCCATTTTTCACCTTTATCCTTTCTTACTTTGGCACGATGAATTGCATCTCTATAAGTAAGTTTTTCTTCTTTTTGAACTTTCTTGACAAAAGTTACCCATGCCTTTAGACTTTTATTTTGCTTACGTTTTCCTCCAATTAGTGCCATTATATATATATTCTATGGAGATTATATTTTTGTTAAATAACTAAAAAATTGAAATAATTTTTTATCTTAATTAATCAAATATAATATCCTTAAAATGTCTTTAAATAAAAGTTTCAATAAATCTTTAAAAAAAGATGATATTTTTAAAATATCTTTGCCTGGTTCTGATTTAGTATTTACTCGTTATTTATATGTTAAAGATGAAATAAGAATATCATTTTTAATTTCAATATTAAATAAAAGAGATGATGCAATATTTTGGGCTTATGAATTATATTTTAGTGGATTTAAATGCGAATTATTTGAATTACTATGGCAGATTTACTATGATTTCTTTGCTACACTTAATCCTAGTTTTGAAACATATTTTATAAAAAAATACAAAGACTGGCTTAAAGAGGAAGACGATAAAATTGTGAAAATGATAGTTCAAGATTTATTATTTAGGCCATGTAATAGTGATGTTTTCTTTTTAAAAAATATTTGTCAATCATTTGAAGTAGAAATGAATTATTTAGATGAAAAAATAAGTGATTTAATTAGTTTTAAAAAAAATATGGAAAAATGGTTTGAAAATAATGATTATAGATCTATTTCAAACTGGATTTTAAATGAAAATAGTAATCAAATAAATAATTTTGAAATTTATAATATTTGTATTGAGATATTTAATAATAATGGAATAAAATTAGTAAAAAAAAGATTACTTGATGAATTTAATAATGCTTCAAATATTAATTTAGTTAATGGAAATATTGTGTTATTAGCGAAAATTATGACTTTATTTTCTAAAAAATTTAATTTAAAAAAAGGAAAAAATCTTTATTTTACTGTTAGTTTAGAAGAAATTGAACAATATGAAACAATAAATATTTCAGATGAACTAATAAATTGTCATATTTTAGAAAATGCTTGTTTAGTAGGAATTGATGATTTAAAACAATTAAGTTTATTTAAATTAAACAGATTTAAATATGATTTGAATGAATGTTATAATTATAAATGGTTATATCACGCATCTTTTTCACCAATTTGGTCTTATAGAATAAGAAAGTATAAAGCTTATCCAGACTATTTTAAACAAAAAATTATATTTAAAGAGAATCCTGATGATATAGAAATGCAAGAATTTTATAAATTATATGGATTAGATCCTGATGAACAAAAACAAATTGTAAAAGAAAAGTCAATAATGGCTATTGAAAATAAATATGACTGGAAATGGTTTTATAAAACATATAAAAAAAATGGTTTATTTGATGTATTAGAAGAAGAGTTGGTTGAGTTTGATGAAGACAAAATAAAATACTAAAAATAAAAAATAAAATTGAAATAAATTTTTAAAAAAAATAAAATTATAAATATATTAAAAATGGTAAAGAATACTCAAGGTGGTTCAAGTCATAAAAAATTTGGAAGAAAGTTTACAATAGGTTCAAAAAATAATAAATTAAGATTTTCAGAAGATGAAGGCGAGATTTATTCAATAGTAATAAAAATGTTAGGAAATAGTATGTTTCATTGTTATTGTATAGACGGCAAAATTAGATTAGGTCATATAAGAGGAAAATTTAGTGGTAGAGGTAAAAGAGATAATATTGTTGACGTAGGAAAATGGGTATTAATAGGTTTGCGAGAGTGGGATATTAATTCTACAAGTAATGATTTAGATTCAAAAAAAACAAATTTACAAAAATGTGATTTATTAGAGGTTTATTCAGATTTTGATAAAGAGCGTTTAAAAGATGCGGTATCTGAAGATTGGCATGCATTGGATGCAAATGATTTATCAAGAGTAAATAATAAAGATATAGTTGAAGAAGATGATAGTTTTCAATTTGTTTCGGAAAAAGATTTAGATCGTGAAAGATTGATTTTAGAAATGCAAACTAATGATAATGAAAAGATCAAATTTACAGAAAATGAAACAATAGAAGAAGAAATAAATATAGATGATATTTAATTACAATCTTAATTCATTAATTATAATATTAATAATAAATAAATAATAATCATGAAAGAAATTTCCTTTAATATATTTGTATTATCGTATATTTATTTTATAAAAAATTTTTTTACTTCCAAATCTATAGAAAAAATTTACTTAAAATTAGATGAAAACGATGATTATAAAAAACAAATTTTTTTTGAATGTGGGGGTGGTTATTGGAGTTATTATTGTGGAATAATGAAATTTATAAAGGAAAAATATTCCAACAATATTTTAAATAAAATAGTATGGTTAGGAACATCAGCAGGAATTTATCCTGTAATTAATGCTATGAAACATTTTAATCCTAATAAATCAATGAGTGTAATGAAAGATGGATTAAATGAGGTTCCCCAAACATGGTATGGTTTAATTTATAGAAGTAACAATTTAATAAAGAAGTATTGTCACGATAATTATTTAAATAATTATGAGAATGAAATTATTAGTTACAAAAATAATCTATTTATAGGAATTTTAAATTTAAATATAATTTGTCCAATCTTTTCATCAGTAACATTTTATTATAATTTTGATAATATAAATGAATTTACAGAATCATGTTTAATTTCACATGGTATACCTTTTATTACAGGTCCTTTAAAAAATACCTTTGTAAAACATCCAAAAAAATGGTATATAATAAGGACAGACGCAGGGATTTTAACATTACTTTTTGGGTTAATATTTGGCTATGAATTATTTATGCCATATGGAAAACAAGTGCCTTCATATGTAATAAGTGTAAATAGTTTTAGAAAATTAAATTTCAGTTGGTTATGGATATGGCCTAATCTAGATCATCATGAAAAAATGTATAAATTAGGGTATGAAGATGCAAAAGCAAATGAAACAAAAATAGATCAAATAATATTATAAACAAAAATACTAAATAAATTTAGTAGTTATGTGCTATCTCCTGTAAAAATATATAAATATATTTATATATAGAATAAATTTGGTTTTAAGTGTAAGTTTATAAAAAAATGAGTTGCTGTTAGGAGAAATTTTGCCTTATATAAGACAAATATAATCATTAAGTTGTCTTTAATATGATAAAATATAAATTGATTTTTAGTATAAATAAGTTGATTAATTATGTCTAATATTTATACTAATATAATTATATATATATAATATAAAATGTCGGATTTAGATGAAAAGATAAACAAAGCAAAAGAAATATATAATATGATTGTATTTTTAGAACGTGGTATAAATAATGATTATAATAATTATAATGAAATAAAATTAATTGAAAATTATAATTCTATAATTGGCACTATAAAAATATATTATGAATTGCTGGAAACATTCGTTGGTCCTAATATTAGTTTGTCTACCGAAATATTAGATTACTATAATGAAAGTAAACAAAAATTGACTGAAATTGAAACAAAGATGAATAGACTTTCAGAGAATGAATTATTAGATAATCGTGGTGTAACCCTTCATGATAATAATAAAGAACAAACACAAAAGATTATTCCCGGGACAATTGACCCAATAACTCATGAGGATATAACTAATAGACAAACAATAGCATATTTAATTGATGACTCAAACAAACAATATATGGACAAAGAAAATAAAAAATTTCCACCGCCAGCATTTATATATGACGAAAAAAAAATGAGGGAATTAGAAAATTTATATTATCAAGTCAAAGTCCCAATAATCCATTTACACGTGAAAAAATTCAAGAAATACATTTATATACGGCTGAAGTTCCAGATTTAAATGAATCAGAAAAAAAAGGTGGAAGAAGGAAAACAAGAACGAAAACAAAAAATAATAAAAGGAGAAAAACAATAAAAAGAAGAAAAAATAATAAGAAAACAAAAAGATAATCTAATTAATTCTTCCAATAAATATTGAAACCAGGGAAATTTTAATTAGTAAAATTAAAATAAACAGTTCTAACCCATGAATCATCATTATATAAAGAAACATTTCCAGTTTTAAACGCATAATCACCTGAACCCCCTGTAGAGAAATTTGATTTTAGAACTGTCCCAGGTAAAAAAATAGTATTATCTAATTCATCATAATTATTTTTAAGATTATTATCCATATAAATTACATTGATTGTTCCACCTGGTAATATATAAATATGATTAGCTTTATATAAATAGTATCTTTTTTTGTCTGGTGATTCATATAATTCGCCGTTAATTATGACATTACCTATTGGTTTTGTTTCATCATCTGTAAAGATAGGACATATTTGGCTAACTTCTGTTATAATATATTTATTAGATTCATTTTGATTAGAATATCTCTGTTTTGTATATGTCCATTTAGGAGAAAATCTGTATTTAATTTTTAAATTTTTCATTTTTTTATAAAATATGGAAATTAATAAAATTATAATAATTATTATAAAAATTATTACTAGAATAGGAATATTATAAAGTTTTTTAAAATAATTCATATATATATTATAAAATATTTTATTTTTTTATTAAAAAATGATATATGAAACCTACTTAAAAACGTTGGAACATTATAATTTATATATTAGACTTCCTATATTTAAAAAGATATGAATAATCCTTTTTTAAAAATAAATGATAATAGAACTATTTCATCTAATTTTAACAAACCTGAAACTTCAAATGGTAAATATCGTTTTAAAAATAAGAATAATTTAGAAAAAGCTTTCTTCATTGATGATAATGATTTCCCAGATTTATTAAATAATAAAATAAATTCTCCTAACGAAAATTCTTCTAATTATAAAGATATTGTTTCTTCTGATAATATTAAGAATGATTTATCTCAGGATATAATTGTTAAGCCAGGGATTGTAGATATTTCTTATAAAAATAATAAAATGGTTTTTCTAAATGGTCCTTTAACTTCTTATCAAAAATCAGTTTTAAAACAAAATGAAATAAATGAATATTTACTAAATGATTCAAATTACAATATGAATAAAGCAATTGATTTTATGAGGAATAATTGGGAAAATTATAGAAATGAATATGATTCTGTTTACGGAGAAGGGAGTTTTGAAGAAAAATTTTTTTACAAAGACAGAGACAAATTAGATTTAGATATTTTATCCGATGAAGAGAGTGATATTGATGATGATGATTTTGATGAAAATCAATATAAAAATTTTGATATCAATGTTTGAATAAGTTTAATTATTTAATCTATTATAAATAATTTTATATAATGGAGAATATTGAAGATTTAGATTTATCATGGATTCATGAATTTGAAAAAATAGATAATGAATATAAAAATTACTATACAGAAGATCTTCAATTCATAAGTATTCATTCCATTTATATAAATAAAGATAATTCAATTGAAAAAATTAAAGAAGAAAAAATTATGTTTAAAACATTAGGTATTCTTCAAAAAGAAGAATTATTAAGAATAATAAAAAATAACGTTTGTAGTAATGGTATTAAATATTCTTTATTATCTATTTTAAAATTCAATATTAATATTGAACCTGAAAATTTAAAAACTTTTCTAAGGTCTAAAAACGAAAATATTGGAAACACTTTTTTACATTCTATTAAAAACATTGATTCAATTAAATTTGATAAATCTATATCATTATTTCATGATATTAATGATTTAATTATTATTTTTCATCAAAAAAATAAAAATTTACCATCATTTACAAAAAAAATCTATATTCAAACGATTTCTAATAAAAAAACCAAAAGAAAACTATTTAAAGAATCAATTTAATAATTTAACAATATTATATGTCCTCTATTATTTCATCCATTGATAATTATAATCCTTTAAAAATTGGTAAAAATGGATGTATAGAATACTCTTGGTCTAAAAATATTAGAGAACAAATTTGTCAATTGAATTTTCAATTAATTAGAACTAACAATATTACAAATTTATCTTTAAAAATTGATAATATTTTAACTGAAATTATATCATTATATAAATCTTTTATTATTTCTAGAGAGGAATATCTTGATTTTATGTCTATTATGTATCGTTTAATATTTTATACACGTGATATTATTTTTGGTAAAGGCGAATATAAATTATCATTTGTTCTTTTAGAGAATTGGTATAACCATTTTCCAGATTTAGCTAAAAATGCATTAAAACTTTTTTTTATTTCTCCATGTCATAATCTCAATTTTCATCCATTTGGATCTTGGAAAGATATTAAATATTTACATAGTTATTTAAACGATAATCTTGATAAAAATGATAATGAAATTCATCCTTTAATAAAATTTGGATTAGAACAAATTCTAGAACAACTTAGAAATGATTTTATTAGCAAAAAACCGTCTTTACTTTGTAAATGGATTCCACGTGAAAACACCAAATATAATCATTTATTTACCTTTTTAGCTATTTCTTATTTCAATAAATATATTATCTCTGCTAAAAATGAAAAATCAAAAAAAATGGCTATTAAAAAAGCTAAAATGTGTTTCCGTCGCATTATTTCTTGTATTAATAAAAAACTAGATACAGTTCAAATAAAGCAATGTGAAAACAAATGGTCAGAAATTTCTTTTGAAAAACTAACATCTATTAGTCTTCAAAAACAGAAATATTCATTATTAAACATAAATAGAAAATCTAATTTAGATTTAAAAGATAGAATTGTTTGTTCATCATTATTTAACGAATTTTTAAATAATAATCAACAAATTAATAGTAAATTCATATCTCTTAATAATTTTACTAATGAAGCAAAAAAATTATTTTTAAAAAAAGAATCAGATGAAGCAAAAATTCTTAATTTACAATGGAATAATAATTCAAAGAATAATAAAGCTCTTGGAAATATTATTGGAATTATTGATACTTCAGAAAATTTAGAAGCTGATGCTCTAAATACGGCAATTTCCTTAGGAATTCGTATTTCTGAAAAATCATATTTTAAAAATCGTCTTATTACATTTTCAAATAATTGTTCCTGGATTAATCTAGAAAATTGCAATAACTTTATTGAAAAAGTTGAATATGTCATAAAAGAATCTACATTTGGATTAAATAGTAACATATCTTGTATTTTTAAAACTATTCTTGATTCAATAATAAAACAAAAATTAGAACCTGAATTTGTTGAAAATATGGTTCTAATTTTTCTATCCAATATGCAATTTGATCCTATTGATCCAAAATATAAATCAATAATAGAATATATTGATAATTTATATTATGAAACTGGGAAACAAATTTGGAATATTCCATTTAAAAGACCTCATATTATTTTCTGGAATCTTTCTTCAACATCTACTTTTCCCGCACTATCTATAAATGATAACTGTTCTATGGTATCAGGTTTTAATAGTAATATATTAAATCATTTTACAAATAATAATTATGATATTAATAAAAATAATATTAATAATAATAATAATGAAATAAAGAATTGTAGCCCATGGGCTAATCTTTTAAAAACTTTAGATAATGAACGTTATAAATTTATAGACATATTTATGCGTGAACAACTTTGAAGTAAACGTTTATTATAACTATATTATTATAATTTATTTAATTATAATGGATATTAATAATAATAATAATAATTTGTTGAAAAAAGATTTAGACATAAGATTTTTAAAAAAAGGATTAGTTATAAAACAATTATTAGAAAAACCATATCCAATGAAAAAGTATTATAATACAACAATTCCATTAAATATTTTTCAAACTTGGCATTCAAAAATTTTACCTCATGAAATGGCAAAAACTGTTGAAAACATAAAATTAACAAATCCAGCCTTTTCCTATCATTTATTTGATGATGATGATTGTTATAAATTTATAAAAGCAAATTTTGACGAAACAGTTCTAGAAGCTTTTAATAGATTAATTCCAGGAGCTTTTAAAGCTGATTTATGGAGATATTGTGTATTATACAAATTAGGAGGAATATATTTAGATATTAAATATAAACCTGTTAAAGATTTTAAATTTATCAATTTAGTTGAAAAAGAACATTGGGTTTTAGATGCGGATAAAATTGGAATATATAATGGACTCATGATTTGTAAACCAGGAAATCACATTTTATATTCAGCTATTAACCAAATAGTTGAAAATGTATCAAATAATTTTTATGGAGAAAAATCATTAGAACCGACTGGACCTTTATTATTAGAAAAATATTTTAATGATGAAGAAAAAAATGATTTTGATATGAAACATACATTTTACATAAATTATAAAAAATATATTTGTTTTTCTCCATCAAATAAAAGTAAATCCGAAGATTATATTATTTTTGAAACTTATAATAATTATAATATAGAACTAAATGATAATGCAAAAGTTCCACATTATAGTATTTTATGGGAACAAAGAAATATATATAAATAAAATTGATTTGTTAACAAAGAAATATTAACAAACCAAATGATAATAAATGTTTCATATTGCTTGCACAAGGTTTACAAATTCAACTTATAATGAAAATATTGAATATAGAAAAAATAATGAGGAAATTGTTATTTATGGAGCAGCATTAAAAATTCGTAATATATATTCTTCTGGTTCAAATATATTTGTTGCTGAAATGAATAATGAAACTAATAAAATTGAAGGAATTGGTTTAGTCAAAAACTTGTTAGTATCTGACAAAAGACATAAGATATATTCTAATACTGATTATAATCGTTATATTTATAGGGGAAATTATTGGATAGGAAGACATGAATTAGATCCAGAAATTAGCGAAATACTTGATAATATTTTATTTAAAGGCAAATCACATTTAAAATATAGAACGGGAATCACTATTATAACTGAAAAAATATTCACTCATTGGAATTATGATTTACGTATTTTGAAGAATAAAATAAAAATAGCATTTTTAAATAAATTTAATTACAATTTAAATAATGAAGAAGAAGAAGAAGAAGAAGAAGAAGTAATTGAAATAATTCCTAAAAAAAAAGTAAATTATATCAAAAAAATATAGAAAAATAATAATACTTATTAATATGACTTCTATGGATACAAATATTGATAATTATACTATTACTGAATTATTAGCTATATTAAATTTAGATGATCCAAATTCAGATGAAATTATTGATACAACTAACAAATATATAGAACGATATTCACCATCTAACGAAAATCAGCCAAAATTAGTAAATTTTTTTCAATCTATGCAAACTAAATTATTAAGATATATGGATCAATTAGAAACATCAGGAAAGGATGCTGAATACGCACCAAATGAAAAGCAAACAAATGATTGGTTTAAATATGAATCATTGCCTCAAGATAGTATAAAGCAAAAAGAGAAAATAACTGATCGCTTCCAAAAAATAGATGTTTATGATAATCAGCATGTTCCAATGAAACGTGAACAATTGGGTATTAATAATTCTTACAATTTAAGGGTAGCTCAAGATTCTTTAAATCCAAATCTTCAAAATACTACAAGCCGATTTATAAATATTGATAGTCAATTTCGTCAACCTTCTGGTGGAAGTGAAGCATTATCAACAGATTTTACGTTGGATTTATCGGATCCTTTAACTAATGTTTTATCAATGTATTTATATTCAATTCAAGTTCCATATACATGGTATACTATAGATTATATTTATGGAAATACATGTTTTTGGGTAACTAATGCTGGAAATACATTTAAAATATTTATTGAACCAGGAAATTATAATCCTACTGAATTTTGCTTAGCTTTAAATTATGCATTTACAAATTCAACAAATTTTCAAAAACCATATGATGTAAATGATTGGCCGAAAGGATTTACTTATAAAGATAATTTAAATATTCCTAATATTGCAAAATATAATCAAAATAATGGAAAAATAACATTGTATTTAGATGATTGGATAGATCCTGCTAATAATCAAATTAAGGCATTAGCAAAAAATCTTGAAGTTTTTGATTCGGAGATTTATGCTTATTATACCTTTTTTGATTTAACAGGGACAAAAAGTTGTTATGAATCTGGTTCATACCCTTGTTCCGCATCATCAGGACAAGGGCATACTTTTAATGGAACATTAGGATGGTTAATGGGATTTAGATTGCCCATTGAACCGGTATTTACTTCAAAAATTACTAAGAATTCTGATTTAACGTTAAATTATAATTTGGGAAATCAAGCAGTTGCAGTATTAAATTTATATGGACCAAAATATTTTATATTAGTTTTGGATGATTATAATCAAAATCATATAAATAATGGATTAATAACTATTACTCAATTATCAAAATCTTTACCTTTACCCAGTTATTATAATCTTTCACAACCTTATATTTGCACAACTGGAGGTCTACCTCCACAATTAAATATAAATACATTGGGAAATTTTGCAGCATTGGATAATGGTGCAGCAAGCATTTTAGGTTTAAATGTTGATAATTTATTTAATAATTTAGGAGATAAATTGGATATTTCAAGAACAAAAATAGAACAAATTTTACCATCTGCGCCAAGAACATTAACACAAGCCCAAATTTATACAGCTAATGAAATAATAAAAAATAGAAGCAAAACTATATCTTTTAGATCAAAAGCCCCGACAAATTCTGATACATTTTGTTTAATTCCAATTAAATATAGTGGGATGAAAACAGGAGATATTTATGTAGATTTTAGTGGTTCTTTACAAGATAATAAGCGTATATATTTTGGTCCAGTAGATATAGATCGGTTACATATAAAATTATTGGACGATAAAGGTAATATAGTAGATTTACATGGAGCAGATTGGTCTATAACAATAATTTCAGAAAATTTATATCAATATTAATTTTATTATATATTTATAAATATATAAATTATATATAAATGGTTTATTACGATGTAAATTATATTTGTGATATAAATTCTAAGTCAGAAATTTGTATTTGTGATAGAAAATCTAATAAGAATATTTGTCTTATTGGAGGTTGTAGAATTACTCCTTTTCTAAATTATTTAGCGAATGATAATTATTTTGATTCCTACAATATATTAGGTATTTTGGTTTTTAATAATGAAATGATAAATTTATCAAAGAATATAATAGATAATGAAGAGAAAAAAAAAGAAATTTATAATACAACTATTTTAATTTGTGAATATATAATAAATTTTGACTATTTTAATACTTCTCCTAAGACAGACAAAAATATTTTTAAAATTAAAGAATCGTTTGATATAAAAATATTATTACCAAATTATCAAGATCCTTGTATATATACAGCAGATTTAATTTTACATAAAGATAATATACAAAGTGATTTCATAAATAAATATCTAAATAAAGCAATTTCTCTAGAAGAATTTTCAAAAATATTAAAAGATACTAAAACGAATGAAATTAAAAGATATTATGATATTATTTTTAAATCAGATTTACCAGAGTTATTTGATTTTGTTATTAAAAATATAGATAATAATAGAATTGCTTATACCATAAATCATCCATCTAATATTTTATTTATAAAAATGCATGAAATAATATTGAAAAAATTTTTTAATCGTGAAATTCCTGATAACGTCCTTCAAATTAATAATAATCACGAATTCCTTAATAGTGAAATTAGTATTTTAACATTTTATGATAAGGAATGTCTTCACTTTAATATTAATGAAGAGTATCTGAATGAAGAAGAAAGTATTAAATATTTATTAAAATGTATATCTCAAAAAAATAGATTCTTTCTATAAACTCTGGAGTAATTTGTTTTATATTCAATACTACTTTATAGATAACATATAAATAAAATATTTTCTATAAATAATAATAATATAATATAAATGGATTTATTTTTGATTAGAGATAATATTGGTTTTTATGCTCCAATAATATTATTTTTTTTTACATTATTTCTTTTAAGAAATAAAATTTTTTATATTATATTTTTTGTTTTTGGTTACGTTTTAAATATTTTTTTAAATATTGCTTTAAAAATGATTTTAAAAGAACCCAGGCCTTTAAACGATAAAAAAACTTTGGAAATAGCAATTCATAATGGAATACGAGTTAAATTTGATAAATTTGGTTTACCTTCAGGACATGCACAAAGTTGTAGTTTTTGTCTAGCTTTTATTTTTTTAACATTAAATAATCCATTTTATACAACTTTATATTCAATAATAACTATTATTAGTATATATCAAAGATATATATATAATAATCATACTATTAAACAATTAATTATAGGATTAATAATTGGTATAGCATTTGGATATTTAGTTTATTTTATGGCTAAAAAATATATTATGGGAAATATTAAATTAAAAAAAGACGATTTTGCACCCAAATGAATAATATTTAATATAATTTAATAATATGACTATAGACATAATATTAACTATAATTTTAGGATCAATTGCAGGTTTATTTGGAGGCGCTCTAGGACAATCTGGTGCAGAAGTTATGCTTCCTGGGCTTTTAATATTAGGATTAGTGCCCAATTTTAAAACTGGTGCTGGAACAGTTTTATTAGCAATCGTACCTCCTATTTCAATACTGGCTCTTTTGCAATATTTTAAACGCAGCCAAGTTCAAGTTTTAACTGCCGTTTTATTATTTACTTTTTATTTTTTATTTGCATTTCTTGGAGCTTATATTACTAAAGCTATTTCAAATAGAAGACTAGAATTTATTAGTGGAATATATTTTTTAATTATAAGTATTTTTTTCTTTTTTAATTCTTACACTGGAGCTTTTGGAGAATAATAATAAATGGTTTAATATAACAATTAATTTTATAAATATAATATAGATGTCAGGATTAATTTATAGTAATAATGGAAAACGATGTCTAGGTTGGTCTTCTAATTTGCCATCCTTAGCTCCAACTATAACCTCATTATCATCTTATATAAGTATTTATCAATATCAAGCAACTGTAACTATTTTTGGAACAAATTTCAGATCATATTCTATTGTTAAATTTGGCAATTATTCTTTATCATGCTCATTTTTTAATACAAATCAAATAAGTTTTTTTGTTCCTACATCAGCTTCCGCGGGTGTTTACAGTGTTCAAGTTGTAAATGATGTATTTATTTCAAATTCAGTTAATTATGAAATTACTAATATTAGTGGCCCTACAGGTGGAACGGGTCCTCAAGGAGCTCAAGGAGCTCAAGGAGCTCAAGGCTTACAAGGAGCAACTGGTTTACAAGGGGCAACTGGTTTAGAAGGAGCAACTGGTTTACAAGGTGCAACTGGTTTACAAGGAACAACTGGTTTAGAAGGAGCAACAGGAGCTCAGGGTTCAACTGGAGCTCAGGGTTCAACTGGACCTCAAGGAGCAACAGGAGCTCAAGGAGCAACAGGAGCTCAAGGTTCAACTGGTTCCCAAGGACCACAAGGGTTTCAAGGTGGCTCAACGGGACCACCTGGACCAACTGGTTCAACAGGTCCTCAAGGTGCAACCGGATTAAGTTATTGGATTATAAGTCCAATTGGAACATTGACTCCAGATCCTACATTAAATATAACAAATGTTAGTGCTCCACAATTCACAACCTCATCAGATTATAGATTAAAAGAAAAAATCCTACCAATTAATTTAAATGAATATTCTACAGATAATCTTAATCCATATTATTTTAAATTTAAACAAAACGGAAAAGAAAGTATTGGTTTGATAGCGCATGAACTGCAAGAATATATACCATTTTTAGTTGAAGGAGAAAAAGATGGCTCAGAAAATCAAACGGTTAATTATACTGGATTAATAGGCATTTTAATTAAAGAAATCCAAGAGCTTAAAAAGCGAGTTTCCAAATTAGAAAATAAGTAATAAGTCTACAATTTTCTATTTCTTAATGTTTTACCTTTTTTTTTTCCACCTTTTTTTTGAGTTTTTTTAATTCCAGTTAATATAGGAAATTGACTAGGAAAACTATATTTATTATTTATAGTTTTATCAATTTTAAATATTTCTTTACATAAGGATTTCTCTTGAGAAGCTGTTTTCTTAATATTTTGTTTACTTTTTTTTGGATTCGGCAATAATGATTTTGAAAATCCAGTATTCATAAATTATATAATTATATATATTATATATAATTTATAGGTATGAAAAATTATAATTTAATATTTTTAATTACTCTAATATTTATATCATTTATAACAATTATTTATGTATTGAATTTTCATAATTCTAAAATAAATAACAAATTTTCTATTTCAAATAGTTTAATATTAGTTTGGGATTTGCATTGTAAATCAGCTTTAATAGATTATTTGAATCGGAATAATATTTCATACACAATTATTGATATTAAAAATCAAACTGCATTAATTTTAAAAGTAAATAAAAACTATTTTTGTCTTATGAAAGATCATCCACAAGAATATTCTAATATTTCTATTTTAATTGATTCAATTGATGAAATTATAAAAAACTTAGGATCAACCAGTTTGATAGGTTTAAGCACAGCAGGAAGCTTACTTTATAAAATTGGCGATGTTTTACAGTTTAATTCCGCTTTTATTCAAAATTATCAAAAATATTCTTTAAATAATAATTTTATAAAAGCAAAAAATATTCTATATAAAACTTCTAAATTTACGAATGAAATAATAGATGATACAAAAGGATTTATAGAACCTAATAATAATTTTAAATCAGATGGTCAAGATGAATTCATAGTTTATTTTTTAAGTAATGAAAAAAATATTCCATGTTTAACTTTAACTGGTATTTCAGATCAAAATAATAAATATGAATATAATAATGGTGGCGGAGAAATAGCAGCAAAAAATGTTATTTCATTTTTGTTTAATAGTTTTAATTTATTATAAAGTATTTATTTAACCCTGTAATATTGTAACATTTGATAACCATTTAAAAAGTTCCATTTTAATGGACTTCCATTTTGATTTTTAGATCCTTCAAATTCCCATTCAAAATCAGAATTTATATATTTCTTCCATAATAATGGAGTCAATCGATGGTAACTTAAACCATCATATGCCATTTCATTATTTTCACAAGTTATTAGAGCACAAAAGTGCTGTTTAGATGTATCCCTAATTATACAACTATCTAAAACATATTTAGCACCCTTAATATAAAAACTTTTGGCTTTATTTATTACATTACCATTTTCATAAAATTCTATTACTATAAAATGCGGCAAATAATTATATTTTTCAACCATTTTTATAACTTTTTCTTTCCAAGAACTTAGTGCATTCTTTAAAAATAACATTTGTAGCGAATCGTTATGTAAATAATAAATTATACTTTGATAATAATAAATAGGATTTCCTGCTTCAGAAACGTCTTTTATATATGGCAATTTTTCTTTATATTTTAATGGAATGGAATCATAAATATTTTTAATAATAGAATTAGTATCTAAAATATATGCATATTTTGAACCTGTTAAACAAGAATCAATAGCATAGTTTAATAAAGCAAAACTATTTCTTAAATTTTCTGGAATTTTTATTCCATTAACTTGTGTTCCTAATATCATTAATTGACGAAAAAAATGAAAAAATTTGCGACCTTTATCACTTACAAATAAAGTAACAAACATTGTATTAAACCAACAGTTTGATTGACTTTGAATTGGAGGGACAACTATTTCAGGTTTAATATGTTTATTTGCGGACAAATTTTTTAAAAGAAATTTTTTTGCTTTTTCTTCATAATATGGAATACATATTTTACCATATATTTTACCTGGAATACCTATTTTTAAGGGTTCCTGAAGGTTAAAAGCATTTTCATTATTACAATTATCTATTGGAAGTCTTTCTTCAGAAACTAATTTTACTAATTCATTATTAATAGTAGGCGAATAAGATTTCAAATTATTATTTTGATTAATAGGAAGAATACCATAAATATCTAAATATTTATAAATATTTTGACTAATTAAATTTATTTTATTAGGAGTTTTATTTGGTAATTTTTTCAAAGTTTTTTTGTGAGTTTTATTTGTTTTATTTGTTTTTTTTGTTTTATTTGTTTTTTTTGTTTTATTTGTTTTATTTCTCATTTATCTATTAATAAACAATATTAAAAATATTTAAAACAGTTTAGATATTATTATTTATTATTAAAATATTAATGAATAATATATTTATTTTATGCTTATATTCATTATTAACAACAATTTCTTCAAGTATTGAACCAAAACTATGTATAAATTGTAAATATTATGTAAAAGATTTTTTTTCGTCAGATAAATTTGGTAAATGCTATTTAAATCCAACAATTAAAGATAATTATTTTTTAGTAAATGGGAAAATAGATAATGAAAATATTGATTTACATTATTGCTCTACTGCTAGAAAATTTGATGATATGTGTGGAGAAAAAGCCAAAAAATTTGTTATAAAAGATAAAAGTTTCCCTTTTTAAATATTAAAGTTATTCTTAAAATACTCATTTAATAAAGCTGTTGGAAAACGACTTTTTAAATTATTATAGTTTTCCATAAATATTGTAGAACTAATCATATTTTTTACAAATAAGTAAAGTTTATTTTCAATTATTGATTTATCGTAATCGTTTAATGATTGATCATTTTTTAAATAATAAACAACTGATGAAATTTTATGTAAAATAATCATAACAATTTGTTCTTCATCGGAATAATATCTTTTTAATATAGGTTTACCATGATTATAATGTAAAGGTTCAAACATTTCATCAAATAAATATTGCATTTTTGGATTATTTTGAAATAAAATTACAGTATTAACAATTAAATTATCAAATACATCTTGATAAATTTTTACCTCACTATCTGATTGTGTAATAGAAAATGTATATATATTAATAATAATAGCAAAACTCGTAAAAAGAATAGTTAAAGCAGTTAAAACTTTCAATATTATTTCAAATTTGGGATATTTATGAATATTCGTTTTCCAAACAAAATAAATTGCAACTAAAAATATAAAAAAGATTAAATAGACTATATAAAATAACTTAAAATTCATTATTATATATGAATATTTTAAAAATTATCATTTGTAATAATCATATATTAAAATTAGTTTTTAAATAATTTTTTAATGTATTAGTAAATAATCGGTCTTTAATATTATTATAATTTTCCATAAATATTGGAGAACTTTTTACATTTAAAAAAAATAAATTTAGCTTATTGATTATTTTATTTTTATTTTCAGAATTATTTATTATCTTATCGGTTTCTAAATAATATAATATAGTTGCCATCCTTGTTAAAATAGAATGAACAATTTGTTGCTCTCCTGTGTAATCACGACTTTTAATTGGAATATCAGGATTATAATGTAAAGGTTTAAACATTTGATTATAAAAGTAATTCATTTTAGGATTATTCTCAAAATAACTAAATGTATCTAAAATTAGTGAATTGAATAATGTTTCATATAATTGAATTTCTGTATCATTTTGAGTGATGGTTAATGAAAAAATTTGAATTATAATTGCAAAACTTGTAAATACAATCGTTAAAGCAATAATTAATTGTAAAAATTGTTGATATTTTAAACTTTTATGCAATTGACTATTCCAAATTAGAATTGAAATTATAAAGCATATAAAAAATAATAGATAAACATAATAATAAATTCCTATCATATTTTATATATAAAGGTATAATATAAAATATAAAATATAAAAAATAATTTATTATGTTATATGGGTGCTAGTATTTTACCGGTAACTATTCATAATAATAAAATTTATTTTTTATTTGGAAAAGAAAGAGATATAGATGAAAATCCAGGTTGGAGTGATTTTGGTGGTGGAACTGAAAAAGGAGAATCATTTTTTCAAACAGCTATTAGAGAAGGTTCGGAAGAATTAACTGGGTTTTTAGGAAATTCTATACAAATTAAAGATTTACTTAAAGAATATGGAACTTATATAATTGACTATAAGTCAAATGGTCATTCAACATATAGATGTCATATATTTCCAATACAATATGATGATAAATTACCTTTCTATTACAATAATAATCAACAATTTCTACAAAAAAAATTAGATCCAAAAATAATTATTGAAACTAAAATATTTGAAAAAACTCAGATAGAATGGTTTTCTTTTCATGATATTAAGAAAAGACAAAATGAATTTCGTAGTTTTTACAAAAATATTATAGAATTGATTTTAGGAAATAAAATATATATTGAGACTTTTGTAAAAAAATCTTTTAGAAAAAAAACAAAACCTTCTTTTAAACGATACTATAATAATAATAAAAAAACACGAAAAAATCGTTTAGAATGATTTTCCTTAATTTATTTGCCTAATTGTTTTATAAAGGCAAATAAATATTTAATTTAGAAAATAAGATTTCATTATATTTTTTTTCTCATTAGTATTTATAATGTCTGCTTATAATGCTGAACAATCTTTACTAACGGCACCTACATTAAATTATTATGCTTCACTTCAAGACTCGGAAACTAGTAATATTACTCAATATTTAGTCACTATTCCTAAGGGTGCAACAACTGATAATAATTCAAATAGCACTTCTGTTCTATTAGGCGCAACTGGCGCTCCTGCTAGTCAGAGTAATTTAATGTGCATTGAGTTTCAATATGTTCCACTACAATATGTTACAGATTTAGCTGCTGCCGTTGGAATAACAGCTAAAAATGATGCATATACCAAAAACTATTCAGACATAGTATCTTTTACAATTCAATCTGAATCTTTAATGCCTGCTTTAAATACTCCTAACGATACTAATGGATCAACCAATTATGTTGTGCCAGTTCCAGTTCTAAATCAAGAACAAAAGAAAAAAGAATATGTAATATTATGTAATTATACTACAACTGATTTAAATACAAGTGATTTTTCAAATCATTTAACAGTTTATAACGCACCCCCAAAATTTACCATTAAAAATGCTTACCTAGAAGCTGACGAGGAAACTCCCCTTCTATTTGTCATCGTATACGATAAGAACAAAACATTTGCAAATAAAGAAGATTATGAATCTTTCCTATTTTCTGTTACAACTTATACTCCTGCTGCTACAAATTCTTTTAGTGTTTCAAAATTACTAAAACCTATTATTAGTGAATCATATGATAAAAATGAAACTTTTGTTTTTATGCTTCAAATGCCTGCGCCAACTATATCAGATTTAGATTTAAATGGAATTGATGAAATTCCTGAAATTCATGTAGCAGTTAGATCTATATTACCATTTCAATATCCAATTAATAATGGTGATACTTATTATTCTGTTGGATTATTATCCAACACTGTATTAGCAGATGAATTTCCTAAAGATGTAGCATGTGCCCTGACAATATCAGATTATAATATTTATAATGATAATTATATCCCATATTATAGCACTTACAGTAAAAATAAAACTTATATTCCTAAAGACGTAAATTCCATTGATCAAAATCAAGCAATAACATTTTTAATTGGGCTTCCTGATGAAGTTAATTTACCAGGTCTAACACCTGAATCTTATGAATTGCATGCATCAACAGATGAAAATTTTGATGTAGGATATTTAATATTATCTAGTGGTGATAATGGAGTTGCTGGCGGAGCAGATGGCACTGAAACTGATTTTTTCTTAAATCCATTAGCTCCAATCCCTTCCACATTTACAATTTCTAATATTATTCAGGTATTACAAGATAAAGGTGTTGCTTTTACTAGAGATGCAAATGGAAATATTGATTGGACAGCAAAACAAATTTATTTTAGAAATGTGTTTACTCTATTTAATGGCACTATATCTACAACTCAATATCTTACTCTTCCAATCACACCTCCAAGTAAACCAACTGTTCAACCTGATACACAAACTCCTGTTAATATCGTAGTTTTCCAACCATCATACATACCAGCATACGTAAACGTTGATTATGCTCTTTCAGTTGAAGACGGAAAAGATGCAGAAAATAACATAAAATACGTAATGGAACTTTCTTTAACCGCTGCTAAAACAAATCTTCCATTTTCAGGTATTCTTGATACAAAAGCTGCTCCTGCAATTTTTACAGCTACAGTTTTTAATAGTTTAACTGATCCAATTGAAGAAATTGAAACACAAAACTTTTTATATGAAGATGACGGAATATTACATACAATTATAGAAATTCAAGATCAGCCTGAATTTCAACCATTATTCGTAGATGTAGCTATTGGTTTGACAAATCCAAATAAAGATTCAGAATTAGCTATTGATAATATTACAGAAGAATACTTTATTTGTGATGCAGCACCTTCCCAAGGCACAAGTTCAACAATTTTAGCAGAATTTACCGATTTTATTTTGACTCCAGGAGACGAAAATAATAATCCATCTCTAACATTTGCAGTTGTAACTCCTGCTTCATTACCTCTTGATGGTAATGGAACATTTGTAGTTACCCAGCAAGGCACTACTCCTACTAAAATTCAATCTTTTACTATTCCAGCTTTTGCAACTACAAGCGGAAAAACATTACTTCAAAAGAAGCCAACTCAAAATCTTAATCAAAATATGTCAATAGATTTTAATGGAGATACATCATTACAAATTAAATCAGGTCAAATATATGGAAATGCGCTGCCTACAGACGATCCTGTCACACATATAGCAAAACACGATCTATATTATTACTCACAAACAATTAAGAATATCAATTTAAATTCTAATCAAAGTTTGGTTTTTACAGTTTCCAATGGATCTGGAGGTGTTGCAATGTTTTCATTAATTGGACTTACAAGTTCAACTACGGTTAATGATTTCAATAAAAATTTCTCAAGTTATGTTACATTTACAAATGTAGATAACTCAACTAGTAATCTGTATCCATATGCTGATACTGCTGATGGAGGAAATGAAGAACCAAAAGATAATGAAACTCAATTTATTTTAGTTCCAGTTCTCCCCTGAATCAGATAACAATTAGATTATAATTTTAATAGTGTAAAAATATTTTATAAAAAAACAAATGTAATAAAATAATATTATTTTGATTTATTTAATAATATTATTTTGATTTTTTATACTTTATTGGATATTATTTCTTTCTTTGTGTAATTGTTTCATAAACAGTCCTTTAACCATATTATTTGTAATTACAAAATTCTTATTTTTATCATCTAAATTATTTTCTAGTTTACTAATATTTGTATTTTTATTATTTATAATATCTGTATTATTTTTTAATGATTTTTCTTCTATATTAAGTTTTATTTCATTTTTTAATGATTTTTCTTCTATATTAAGTTTCAATTCGTTTTTAAAACTTGTTTCAATTTTTGGTTTCAATTCCTTTTTTAAACTAGTTTCAACTTTATAATAGAGTTCATTTCTTAAAGCAGATTCAATTGCAGGTTTTAACTCACTTCTTAAAGCTATTTCTATTGCATGTTTTAACTCATTTCTTAATGATAATTCTAATGTTGATTGCACTTCACTTCTTAAAGATGATTCAATTGTTAAATACATGTCATTTCTTAAAGATGATTCAATTATAGGTTGTAACTCACTTCTTAAAGATGATTCAATTATTGGTTGTAACTCACTTCTTAAAGATGATTCAATTATTGGTTGTAACTCACTTCTTAAAGATGATTCAATTATTGGTTGCATTTCATTTCTTAAAGATGATTCAATTGTTGGTTGCAATTCATTTCTTAGAGTTGCTTCAATTTTATGTTGCATTTCGCTTCTTAAAGATGATTCAATTGTTGGTTGCAATTCACTTCTTAGAGCTGCTTCAATTTTATGTTGCATTTCGCTTCTTAAAGCAGATTCAATTGATGGCTGCAATTCACTTCTTAAAGCAGATTCAATTGATGGCTGCAATTCACTTGTTAAAGAGATATTAAAACTATTATATAATTCACTTCTTAAAGCAGATTCAATTGATGGCTGCAATTCATTTCTTAAACAAGATTCTATATTTGGTTTCATTTCAAGTTTAATCTCCTCATGTAAAGATGGTCTAATATTAATTTCATATTGCAACATAAGATTAGCTAATGTTTCTTCTAAAATTTTAGTATCAACTTCCTTAGTAATAGAATTAGTAATATCACTTAAAATCTTATTTTGTTGTTGTGTATTGAATTTTTCAATAATAGTTTGTTTTTGTTTAGTAACCTCATTAATAATAGATTGTATTTTTTGAGTATTAATTGAATGATTTATAAAGGCATTTTTATTTTTAAAATTAACATGCATTTTATATAAATAAAAGTAATAAAAAATATCTAATATAAACGAAATATAAATTAAGTTTATTATATTTTTTAATTATTTAACTTCATAATATAAATATATGATAAATTTAATAATTTTTATTTATAAAAATTTGGATATATTTTTGTATGTATTTTATCAGTGTATTAAATATAAAATTGGATTAATTAATTTTAATTTAATGATAAAAAATACTTGTAGTTCAATAGGAGAAAAAAATATATTTTATTTAAAAATGTTTCAATGGGGTATACAAGAGAACTATAAATTGAATAAAGAATTGATAGAATATTTTAATACATTTAGTAATAATGTTCCATATACTAATGAAGAATTAGAATATGCAAATTTTATAATAAATGAAGCAAAACATTATGCAGAATCAAATGGAAATATATTAATATTAGATAAAGATAAATTGGAACCAATTAATGCTGGAACAGTAGCTTTAGTTTTTAAGGGAAAATACAATAATAAAGATGTAGCAATAAAAATTTTAAGAAAAAATATAAAATCAAAAATAAAAGAAGGAATCAATGATATTTTAGAATTTTCAAATTTTTTAATATTACTAACATCTTTTTTTTACACAAATATTGAAATAAATATGAAAGATATTTTAAAAAATAACGAAGAACTATTAATAAGTCAATGTGATTTTACAAATGAAATAGAAAATTTAGAATTATTTAATAAAAATATGAAAAAACATGAAGATATTATAATTCCGACAGTTTATAAAGAATTTCTAAATGCATCAAATGATTTAATTATAATGGAATTTTTGAAAGGAAGAATAATGTCAAATTGTGAAAAGAATGAATTAAGTTTATATTATCCTTTAATTATAAAATTTAGTTTTGAAACAATATTTATTCATAGGAGTTTACATGCTGATTTACATGTTGGAAATATATTAATATTAGATGAAGGAAAAATAGGAATAATTGATTTTGGTTTAGTAAATCATAATTCAAAAATTTTTACAAATAATTTATTTAATTTTATCATAAATTTATCAAATAATAATAAAAAACTACTTGTAAAATATTTAGTAAATTTATTATTAGATAAAAATGAAAATTTAAATAAGGAAAATATAAAGCAAATAAATGAATTTATAATAAATAAAGTTAAAATTCAGCAAGATTTAACTTTTTCTTTAGATGAAATAATTGAACTGATAAGTAATCTTAAATATTTAAAAAATTATAAAATAAATCCTTTGATTTGTAAAAATATTTTGGGTGTTTTATCATCTTTGGCTTCAATTGAAAAGTTTGGAGATAAAAAACCAATAGGAGTAATATTTAATGAATGTTTAGAAAAATATGAATTATAGTGAAAATAAAAAAAATTCTATTATATATGGGTGACGAATGGTTTACTGTTTGCAATGAAAATGATATTTTATTAGAAAAAAATGAATCAAATGATTATAAAATATCATTGAATATTTATGAAAATCCAGAAAATGAATATACAAGTATAGATATTATTAAAGAAGGTCAATTATTTGATTTATTATTTGAATTAAATAAAGATATAATAGAAAATATTGATCAAACTATAATAGATAATAATATTAATTCAGTAACTATCGTATCATTAAATAAAGAAAAAAAGAAAAAGAATATTTATTTAAAATATAATGCTGAAATTAATGATAAATTATGTATTATTACCGGTGTTCCATTTGAAGATAAAAGTGAAGTAAAAGATAATGAAATATATTTAGATAATTTTAATATTAAATTAGAAAAAGGATGCCCAACAAGTTTATCTGTTATTTTAAATTCTAATAATTTTTTAGATGAAGATATTTTGATTAATATATTTTTAAGTTTATTTATTAAAAAGATTTTTAACAAATTTAAAAAATATTTTGAATAGAGTTTATTTTACAATTTTTTCTATTTTGTTTAAAATATAAAAAAAAAATTTATTTATATTAATATTATCTTCTTTATCTTCAATAAGTTCATTTATATTAAATATTTCCTTTGCTAATTCAGTTTGTATTTTTTTTTTAGTATTTTTAATTATATTATTTATTTTTGCAAACATAACATCATTATTTAATAAATTGTATTCTAGTTCCAATTCTTTTTTTATCTCTTTAATTTTATTCATATTTATAAGATTTTTTTTTTTTGGTAAAATATTATCCAAGTTTTCTTTATTTAAACTTTCATTTATAATATTATTATTATTTTCACTAATGTTTTCAGTTAAATTATCTAACAAAGTTTTATAATTATTTTCATCAAAATCATTAATAATTTCTTTTATATTAATTAAAATATTTGGTTCTTCTACAAAAGGTTCTATAACAGGTTCATCTATAATAGGTTCTACAAAAGGTCTTTCTACAAAGTGTTGTTCTTCTACAAAAGGTTCTATAATAGCTTCATTTATAAAAGGCTCTTCTACAAAGTGTTGTTCTTCTATAATAGAATCTTCTACAATAGGTTCTTCTATAAAAGGTTCTTCTATAATATGTTCTAAAATAGCTTCATTTATAAAAGGTTCTTCTATAATAGGCTCTACAATAGGTTCTTCAATAATAGGCTCTACAATAGGTTCTTCTACAAAAGGCTCTATAAAAGGCTCTATAAAAGGCTCTTCTACAATATGTTCTACAATAGGTTCTTCTACAAAAGTCTCTATAAAAGGTTCTTCTACAATTGCTTGTTCTACAAAGTGTTGTTCTTCTACAAAGGTGTGTTCTTCAGAATTTTGTTCATTAATAGAGGGATTAGAAGAGTTAAAATTTAATTTTTTTAATTTAGAAATATACTTTTTTTTTAACAAATTTTTATAAATTTGTTGTAAATTAATATTTTTTTCTATATTATTAATTTGTTTTACATTAGTTAATGAGAATGACATTATATATAAATAATATATTAAATTTGTAACAATATTTTATTTTTTTTAGAATAAAAAAAATATTGCGTTAAAATTATAATATTTGTAAAAATTAAAATATTTTTTTATAATATAAAAATGGCACCTAAGGAATTGTCTGATAGGAAAGAGAAGGATGAGGGGACAAGACCCAGTATTGGTGATGGTGATGAAGAACATCATCATGGGGAAGAAGAAGAAGATGAAGAACATCATCATGCAGATGAAGAAGATGAGGAAGAAGATGATGACGAAGATGATGACGATGGTTCGGGTAAAAGATGGTCTGCATTAGGAAAGAGTGATAAAAAAGTAGGAAGATTTTTAAAGAAATTAGATAAGGTCTCTCATATTAAAAAGGAAGAATTTGTTCAATTATGGGAAGGTGTTAATGCGATAGGACAAATCTTTGGTTTAACTGGCCTAAGAAATAAAGAAATACAAACTATTTCAAGTAATATGGCCGATTTTGTAACTTTTATTCATGCAGCAAATAAAGCTTTTATAGCTGGAACTGATCAGGCATGGGCACCTAGGATACATTAAAAAATAAAAAAAATTATTGCGTTAAAATTATAATATTAGGAAATAAAATAATAATTGCTTATATTATAAAATGGCTCCTCACGAAGGCTACCACGAAGCAGCTGGTCCAGCTCCAATTCATCCTCCTGCTCCATCAGGTCCAGCAAGAGGAAGATTTGCTGAATTAGCAAATGATGCAGGGAAAGCAAGAAAGGTAGTTGCCGGATTAGGCGATGCAGAACCAAGAGAGTACGAATTTCAACAAATTGGAAAATTTGTGGATGGCGTTAACGTATTTGTTAAGAATTTAGGATTTGTAGGTTTGAATGAAGATCAAGCTCAAGCAGTAAAGCAAAATGTAAGTTATACCGCAACTTTTATTAATGCAGCAAGAAGATCTGCTACTGATGCTGTAACAGCTCAACCTAATGGTTGGTGAGACCCTTGTGGCCTGTGTTTATAATTAAATTCCATTTTTAAATATTTTATAAATTTTCATAAATTAGCCGAAATTCTTCATCTTCAATATTGATTTGTGGTGCATTTTCCCACTCACTATATGATTTAGCTTTAGACGTCGGCCTTTCCAAGCTTAATAGTTGCTTTAAAGCATAAGCTCGTCTTTCTAATGGTTTTTTCGTTAATTGTTTTCTAGACAATTGTTTCCAACGCCATTCAAATTGTAAAGCAGAAGGCCAATCTGGGAATCCAGTAACATGGGCAACTCTAATCCAAGTTTCGCCTTTTTCAACTTTAGCACCAGTTGAAAAAGCGCCTCCTTTAATTTCTTTATTGTGTTGTCTAAGCCGACGGTTTAGGTCAACTGTAGCGCCAACATAGGTGCAATTATCGCTTGATAATAATAGATAAACATAAAAAGACATTTATATAGTTTATAAATGTGTATTTTTAAATAATGTTAAAAAAAATATAACATTTTATTGTATTATAATATAATGAATAATACAATAAAATTAAATAATAATTATAATAAAAATACATCAAGAAAAAAATATGGTGGTGGTGTTAAAAAAAGAAAAAATAAAAATGAAGTACCTAGGGAACAAGATAAAATTAAAACCCCTGGAGAAGAAGAAGAAACCAAAGGTCCAGACGCTTATAGAGATATTTCAGTAAATATAGAAAGCCAGAGTGAAAATCAAAATGAAGTGGCAACTATATTAGGCGATAAAATTACTTGTTCCAAAAAAGATGGAACACCGCAAAAAAGATTATTATATTTAGCAATAGCTTGCAAACAAATTATAGCAAATAATTTAAAACAAAATAAGAGTAATTGCAATTATGATGATTTAATAAAATTTATGAGTGATCAAAAGGATGAAGAAGAAGGAGGAGAAAAAGAGAAAAAAAATGAAAGTTCAAGAGGTTGGTGGAACAAGACTATAAATAGCACTAAAAAAGACTGTTTATGTGAAATGGTAAATATCTGTTTGAATTTTTTTATTAATGATAAAAATAATGGTGAAGAATATAATGCTGCCTTAATAGCTTCTTTGTGGTCAATTATTATGGTAAAAAGTATGTCGGATATATCTCAAATGGGACAATTAATAAATTCAATACCATTATTTAATCAAACACAAAATACAAATGATTTACCTTTAACAAAGACAATTTTTAATCAAATTAATAAAAACGCAAAAATTGGATTTGTTAGTTCTGATAAAATATGTGCAGGTGTGTCATCTTTATTAATAAATGATTTGGATTATCCTATTGAAACATTATGCACAAGAAAATCGTCAGTAGGAGGTAAAACAACTCAAAATATTATAATTCAAAAAGGTATAATAGCATCATTAACATTTTTTTTATATCAGATAGAAATTAGTCAAGAAAAAACAGATATTATACAACTTTTTTCTAATTTAGAAGAAACTTTGATTTTGGATTCAAAATATATGATCAGTAAAATATTATATTATTACAATGAATATGTATCCAAATTGAATAGATTTACTACAATAGAACGTGAATTTAATGAATTATTTGCAATAAAAAGAAAAGAAAATAATATATCAATATATGATTCTTATGATGATAGGTTTATAAATTTATCTAATTTTATCAAAGGCATAAGTTCAGTTTTAAAAGCAAAAAGATATAGTATATCAAAAAGTAATAATATTACTAATGAAATTAAAGATTTAAATTTGAGTTTATTTAATAAGTTGAAAGATACTTTATTTTTAAATAAAACCAAATTTAGATCTCCTAAATGGTGTTATTACGTAGCAAATGATATATTTAGATTAATTTATCCTCAAAATGAAATAAATTTTGAAGATTTAAAAACGATAATTTCTAAAAGTGAAATAAAAGCGGCAACAATAGATGGGACATATGGGCATGATTTTCATGGTATTGATTGCATAACAAGATTAGGGGAGGAATTTATGAAAATTGCAAAATATAAAGATTCTATGTTAGTTGATAAAAAAAATGAAAATGAAGCTATTAAAAATTGTCTAAAAAATAGTAAATGTGTAACTATAGATCAGATTCAAGATGATCTATCAATTAATTTTAATACTGATACAAATTATTTACCTTTAACAACAAATACGAATATTGGAAATCCGCAATATTGGCATTTTTTTGATAGTTTATTTAGTTTAAAGCCATTAATATTAGCAATAGACTTTACTAAAGGTAATCAGCCATATTCTGATATTGTAGCAGAACAATTTTCAGCTACTTCGGAGTCAAAAGAAGCAGATGATTTAATAAATCCTATACAGCCAAATGAATTACAGGAAATAATTTCGCAGCAAATTAAAAAAAATGGAACTGGAAGAGAGTTGATGGGAACATGCGCATTATTTGATGGAGCAGCATCTTATGGTATATATCCATATTATTTAACTGATGATAATAATAATTTTTTACCATATATAAGTGAATTAATAATAGATTATGATTATGTTAATTCTCCCTCATTTCCACCACAAAAAAAACAAAAAAACCAAAATTTAAATACTGATACGGAAAAAAAACCTTTAATTAAAGTCAAATTTGAAACATATTCTAAATTAAATGCCTTACAACTTGAAGATAGATATAAAACAACTTTAATTCCATCAATATTAACACCAATTGAAGGAGTATTTGAAGAATTATTAAAACTTTACCCGGATAACAAACAAGAATTTGATAATGCATTAATAAATCTAGATAGTGATGATAGATTTTGCAATGCGTTTTCCCAATTATGGGCAGAATTATTAAATTTAAAAACAAAAGAAAATATGGATAGGGGCAAAGGTTTTAAAATAAAGTTAGATAATTCCGATTTGAAAAATTTGATAAAGGGTTTTAATATTTATTTTATAAATAAATACGGCAAAACTAACACTCAAGTTCCTAATTTTTTACAAGAGATACAAGATATTTTACTTGCGAAAGGTTCAAATACCCTTGATGAATCTACAAATAGATTTAATCAAATTATGGCAATAATAATACATGATATAGCTAATCCTGAATTTAATGAAGTTAATAAAAAAGTTTTATTGCAAATATTATCAGAAGGGATTGATTTTGCGGGGAATAATAAATCTGAAAAAAGAATTTTATTTGGTAAACGAGAAGATGAAGATATAACGTCAGGAATAGAAGAAATAGAACGCACTGAACCAGATAAAATTGATAGTGTTTTAAATTATTTTATGCAAAATAAAGAACCGTCGGCAATAGCAAATCCATATTTAGAATCTATATCTGAAGGATTAATGGAAGGTCCTGTTTCAAATATACAAGGCACTCCACCTGTCGGCAATTATATTAAAACAAAGGCTGAATCGTTGTCTGTTCTTGAGAGAGGTAGAATTGCATTTCAGCAAGAGCAAAGACAAAGACAAGGTGAAACTGGAAGTAATATGGAGCAAGATCAAGCTACTCCAGAAAAAGCACCTGAATCACCACCATCATCACATTTTACAATAAATACTAATACTAATACTAATTCTCAAGATGTAGCTACACAGCAAAGTCAAAGTCAAAATCAACTAATGATAGAAGATTCAGATTCAGATGAAGATAAGATGAATATAACAGGAGGTAAAACAAGAAAAAAAAATTTGCACCCAAAGAATAAAAGAACAAAAAGGAAATTTAAATATTAGTATAAATTATTATGCAAAATTTTGGAAGAGGAATGTGGAGGCGTTTAAGTGATTATCAGGTAATTCAGTCATTGAATCAAGATGATATAAAGAACGCTCAAATGAAAGAATATTTAGCATATAAAGAATATCAAAATAATATAAAAAGGCAGCAAGAAATTAATGCTTATAGACAAAAAATAATATTGGAAAAAAGATTAGAAACAAAAATAAATATGGATCAGGAGAAAGAAGAAGAAGAAGAAGAAAAAACGGATATAATAATTGAAGAGATTTTAGTAGAAGAAGAGATTACAAAAGAAGAAGATAAAGTTGTTCCAAAGAAATTATATAAAAAAAATAAAAATATACAATAAATATATAAATAAATGTCTTCAATGATGAATTTATGCACACCTGCTTTAGTATATTTTGTTTTAGCAATTATTGGAGTAATTGCTGCTATTATGAATAAAGGTATAATGTCTTCAATAATTTCATTATTATTTGTATTACTTTGGACATGGTTTTTAAATTACTTATGTAGAAAGGGTCATAGTGGAATTTCGTGGTTTTTAGTGTTATTGCCTTTTATATTGGTAATATTAATGTTTACATTAGCATTAGAAACCTCATCACATGTAGTAAAAAATGTTTCAACTGCAAATATGGTAGAAAGTATGCAAATGCGTAGTTACATGTAAAATTAATTTTTAATTATTAATTATTAAAAATTAATTATGGTCTGCTCATTTTATTTAAAAAAAGAATATAAGAAATTAAAGAAGTAAAAATACTATTTTGTTCAATATAAGGAATTTTATTTATGTTACAAAAATTGCGAACAATATGTTTAATTTTGCGTAATGAACTATGGGGAATTTTAGGAAATAGATGGTGTTCAATTTGAATATCAAGACCAAAACATAAAAATCTAGTTATAAAATTATTAGTTTTATAATTCATACTACTAGAAACCTGATTATATAAAAAATCATTTTTATTTTCAGTATTAATTTCAATGCATTCGTGTTGTATATGAGACAGTTGAGCTATAAATGCAAATAAAAATCCACATAAAGAATACCAAATTATGGTTTTATAAAATCCAAAATAAAAAAACATAATAAATCCACAAAAGCAATTTAATGTTCTCATTTTTATACTTTTAATAAATCCTCTATAGAAAGCTACAGCACTAAATAATAATAAGCTATAAAATGATTGATACTGATTATAAGAATGGAATGTATGATCTTTAGAATGTCTTAATGTTAAAGCATGCTTAGGAAAATAAAAATCAGTGTCATATTCTGTATTTGTAAAACAATGATGATTAAAGTTATGAATATATTTCCAATTATCTGCAATCATATTAGGATAAGCGCATAATGTTAAATATTTGTTTATTTGTTGATTTTTAAATCCACAATAATGAGAAGTTTCATGAAATATTAAATTACAAATTCCTGTATTCATAATTGACAATAGAATAAACCATAAAGATGATAAGTTTTGATTATTTAAGAAACAATAAATCCAAACACTGATATATAATGATAACATGGAAAAGTTATAAAAAATTTCATTAAAAGACCAATATAGAGGTATTTTTTTTTCATGAATTTCATCATAAACAAGTTTTTTTAATACGCAATATTTTTCATAAGAGTAATTAGTTTCAAATTTTATGTTATTAATTTGAGAAAGAATTTCATATTTGGGTAAAATATTTGTTAAAATAGATTTTGGATTTTTATGATAAGAATAAAGTAAAGGAGTGATATTGGTGTTAGTTTTAAGGTTATTAAACATATCTATTCCTCCTGGATGAATATGAATAAAGTTAGAAAGATCATAAATTTTATCATGAATTTTGAAAATAAATTTGTTATTTATTAATTGAGATTCAATCATTGTATAATTATATTATAAAAAAAATATAATTATTTCTTTAAGTAAAAAATTAAATAATTAAACTATTTTTTGTCTTTAAGTGGTTTTTATATAACATTTAAATTGAAAAACTAACTTAAAGACTCTTTAAGTTAAAATTAAACAATATATATTGGTATAGATTGCAGGATATAAAGAAGAAGAAATACTATCTCAATTCTGAAAGTTTGAGTGTTTCTAATATTTGTTTATTTTCTATTTGTTTCTTATTAAATTCCCGTATTATTTTCATTTTCTGTTGACATGACAATGATTCTATAAAATCAAAATCTTCATTTGATATTTCATTATTTTTTCTTATTTTTTTAATTATGTTATTGAATATTATTTCATATAATTTATTAACTGGCGGATTACATTGTTTTTTATTTGAGTTATTCATAAATATTAATAAATCATTATCACAATTTAACATTGTTTATATTTATATAATATTTTAATATTACTTTCGTAGTAATTTATTTAATCCTTTTCATATTTAATTCTATTTTGAATAGTAAATTTGTAATTTATAAATGGAAAAAATATCTTATACATAATATATACAATTATGTCATTTAAAGTTCAAAAATTTGAAGGCAAAAAAATTGAATCAAAAAAAAATTTTAACATGGTAAACCAAAAGATAATAAAACAAAATATGTTAAAAGTATCATTTGTATTAATAATTGTAATAATTTTAGTAAATTATTTTTTTTATAAATTCATAAAACCTCCTCCTAATGTTTTTAGCTTATCTATTGGTTTTACATTTTTTATGCCGTTATTTATTATAATTTATTCATCATGGTATCAATATTATTTTTTGGTTCAGGACACAAAAGAAGAAATATTAGAGGAGTTTGAAAAACAAAAATTAATTGAAAAGGGTTCTGATATATCAGTACTTTTATTTGGATTAGCATTATTTACTACAATATTAGACAGTAGTCGTATAGGTGTAATAATTCCATATATACTTTGTGCTGTCGTATTTGGTTCCACGATGGTTGAATTAGCAGACGATTTAATTTTTGATCATTTAAACTTAGAAAGAGTAGTTATTATTGAAGAATTTAAATTTGGATTTCAAATGTTATCGCATGGATTTCTATTTATGAGTTTTTATTTAACATATTTTTATTTTATTAAAAAAATAAAAAACTAATATAGTTTATTTATATTTTAATTAATGTGTGTAAAACTCTAATCTGTATTTTACACCTTGTGACGAAAATGCTGTAAAATAAACTGATGAAAATCCGATTTTAACAAAGGCTATTAAGGTAATAGCAAATGAAAACATCAAAAAAATAGTTTAGACCCAGAATCCAAAAAGAATAATTTATTTTTAAAGATTGTTAGTAAATCAATCCCGAAGGGAAGAAGAAAGTATTAAAAAATATTAAAAAAATAATTAGTAATGTTACTAAAGAAGTGATAATTGAAAAGTGAATTGTCTAAAAATATGCTATCTAATCTCGTAACATATTTTTATATTTCTATAAACAATTTAAAAATGATATAATAAATAATAATAATATAATGAGAATAAAATCTACAACCTTTGCTATTGATGACATTGAACATTTAAATCCTATCATTATTGAAAAAGAGATGTCAACAAGAAATGCGATTCGTGAATTTATTCAGTGTCAAACTTCACATATATTTGGTGCGCAACAGAATGAAGATATCCAAAATACAAAAATATCAATGAATATAAAAATGCACGAGACAAAGATAATGTAAACACTGGACCTACGTCAAAAGAAGAAGCAATGAAAAAATTATATCAGCAACAAAAAAGAGAAGAAGAAGAAAGTATAGCTTTAGTATTTCAATTAGCAAAACAAAATGAAAAAGCACAAGCAAAAAACAAATCTTTTTGGGGTGAACTGAAGCAAATTACTGGGTGGTAAAATGCCATAGTAAATAAAATGAAATGTTTTATATAAATTTTTTTATAATTTTATATAAAATGACTAAGAAATTTATTTTTATACCAGTCGTAAATAATTTTCATTTATTACAGAATGCAATAAATTCAGTTCCACCTAATTTATACAACGAATATTTTGTTATAAATAATTCAAATGTAGATATAACAGAACACGTTGATATGAAACAATTTACAGTATTTCCATTAGATAGAGCTTTATCATTTAAAGATACTCAAAATAAAATGCGTGAATACGCAATTGATAATGAGTATGAGTATTATTCTTTTATGCGCAATGACGGAGAAATATTAGATGATACCGCATATCGTTTAATTGCACTAGCAGATGAAGAATGTAAAGAAAATACAAAATGGGGAGTAATATTTACACATTATGACGTTTTTTGTGCATTTTCAACAAATTGTGTAAAAGTAATTGGTGAATGGGGTGATAACAGATGGCCTTTACAAAAATCAGGTTATTATTTAGATAATGATTATTATAGAAGAATTAGTATTAATGGATTTTTAAAAAAAAATTTGGAAAATACAAATGTTTTACATAATGAACCATCAAATACATTGAAAGATGCAAGAGAATTAGAATTATGGGAAAAACAAAGAAAAAATGTAGAAGATCATTATATTTTTAAATGGGGTGGTTTACCTGGTAAAGAATGGTTAGATCCTCCATTTGATACAAGAAATTTATAAATTGTAAATGGTTTTTTTTATTTAATTTACGTAAAGATAAATATATGTTAAAAAGTAAAGATGATTTGATAAAATATTGTAAGGATAATAGTGTCCCATTTGAAGAAAAAGCGTATTTTTTTCATATTTTTCTTTATAATCAAAGACCAAATTTTTTAACTAATAATGAACATGAATATATTAGAGAGACTGGAAATTTGGACGGTTACACTCCCCCCCCACCTACTGAGAGAAAACCAGGTAACTTCTTAAAACCAGGTTTTATAAGTGATCACCTTGCTTTTTTTTTAGGTAAAAGTGTTGGAACCCAAATGACACGTATGGAAGTGTCTAGATTAATTAACAAATATATTGAAGTCAATGGTCTTAAAGATATGTATAATGGTCGCAAAATCAATCCAGATGAAAACCTTAGGAATCTTCTCAATATAGGTTTGGAAGATGAACTAACTTATTTCAATCTTCAAAAATACTTGAAACCCCATTTTAGCAAATAGTAAAAATGTTTGTAAAAATATATTATTTTTTTAACTTAAAGACTCTTTAAGTTAAAAATTGAATAATATATATTGTTGAAGAACTTCGATTCATAAAAGTCATTGGGTTTTGGATTTTGGACATTTATTTTTGTCCATTTTTTGAAACCCCTTCGGATTCTTGAAAAACAGTTTACGAAAAATGAATTATTACGAAAATGCTTTGAAAACCTTTTTTAAAAGAAAAAATTTGTTACGATAAAATTTTAGTTAAATTCTGGACATTTTTTTCTTTTAGCAGTATATGGAAACATTTGGTGACAATTTTGGGGCAAAAAAGGGCAAATATAATAAAGAAGAATTCTACTGTAATTCATGTGACTTTAGATGCTTTAAAAAATACAGTTGGGAGAGACATCTTATAACACTAAAACATGAAAATTATACAAAAGGTGACATATTGGAAACAAAAAAGGGCAAAAAAGGGCAAATATATATTTGTGAATTTTGCAATATTGAATATTTCTCAAGAAATGGTTTATGGAAACATAATAAAAAATGTTTAAAAAAAGAGAAAGAAGTTGTAATTGATGGAATCAATATAAAAGACAAAGATGCTTTAGTTCTTCATCTATTAAAACAAAATGGAGAACTTCATAATAAACTAATTGAAATATCTAGTGATAAATCAATAATCAACAATACAAATTGTCATAATACAACTAACAATGATAATAAAACATTTAATTTGAATTTTTTCTTGAATGAAACATGTAAAAATGCTATGAATATTAATGAATTTGTTAGTTCAATTAAATTATCATTGGAAGATTTGGAGTTTACAGGAAGAAACGGGTATATAGAAGGAATAACAAATATTATTTTCAAGAATTTAAAA